TCCTTATAAGTTAAAAGTAAACTATAATAAACATCAAGTTGAAGGTATAGGATAGTCATAATCTTTTATATCAAGTTCAAAATGGTCTATTTGTCTAGCAAATAAGGTAGTAGTATCCATATCTGGATTCATATATACATCGTTACTACGGGTTTCTTCAAGTTTAACTCTTCTTACTATCTTTTCCATTTTACCTTCACCAGCTTTTATTAAAGCTTCATCGTATGAACGTGCTTTAACGGGATGTATGTCTACTTCTATAGAGGTAAAAGGTACATAGTATGTGTTAAGATCTGGATTGTCGCTAACTAAAGTTAGCTTGGGTCTGTCTTTCATTTATGCTCCTTAATGTAAATAGGTGGCTAGGTCTGTACAAACACTAGCCACCGTGAAGGTCTAGTAGTTTAACGTCATAACTAGAGATAACCTTCTCGCACTCTAGCACTGACTAGTTACTAACTAACTAAGGTAATTAAACCTTACATCCTTAACATAGTAAAGCCTACTCATACGCTCCTAGTAGCCAAAATACCAATAGGTATCTGTCGCCCTTACCGACCTTTAGTCCACGGTGCATGTGAGTAAAACTAGGAAAAAATAAAGCATGTCCTCTTGGTAAAGGGGGTACAACGCCCCTACCATGAAACTCAGTACCTCCGCCTTTATAGTCACCAGTATTTAAAGGTACTACTACCGATATGTCCGCACTAGCGTCATGATGCCACTCACCTTGTTCTCTTTTAGCTAGATTATAGTTAGCTAATTGTATTGAATTTATTTTTAAACTGTAACGTTGCCACACTGCGGTAAATAAAGGGTTCATATGGTTTAACACTACGCTGTGTAAGTTAGAACTAAGTTGAGGGATGTTATCTTGTAGAGTTACTTCAGGTATTTGACGTAATTCATCCTCGTCATCATTTTCGGTAAACCCTAGATAATGTTCGATGTTTTTTATTTCATCTAACATCATATCACAGAAGTCTTCCGTGAATAAAGGCACGGAGTAAACGTCGGGTAGTTCTTCTTTTATATATTCTTGTAAAGGTATTTTTAATTCTTTTGTGCCGTCACTGTTGTGGAAATTAATAATATCTGGTTCGGCGTCTTGTAGTATAGCTAACGTGGTTTTGTTAATCATCCAATCTGATTGTATGGCTAACATTGTATTTTTAATTCTGTATGGTTTTGACCTATCCATTTTACTCCTTAATGTAGTATGGGTAATTTAGTTTCCTCATTTAACTCACCCACTATTTCTATGTTTAATACGCTTGCTTCTTCACTGGCTTCCTGATAACTGTAAGCAAAAATAAACGGTCCAGGGAAAGTTTTTTCCTCACCAGATAAACTAGTCACAGTAAAAGTAGTGATAAAAATTTTAGTGTTTTCTTTTAACATTTTTTATCTCGACAACGTTCTTTAACTTACTGATATCCCGTTCTTTATTGAATATCTTTTCCCAGTTGTCTGAGTATTTTTTAGAATCTTCAGGGCGTCTTTTACTCCCCTTACCACCGTGCCATTTACTGTTCAACTTCTGATTCTCCTTCTATGATTTTACCAGCTGGTAATACTCCGCCTGTGTCATAGTAAAGTTGTTTCATACGTTCTAAAACTTCTTCTTTTGACATAGTGTCTACCCTGTTTACGGTCAGTTCACTACGATTAACATAAAGTCCTGCTGCTTTACCTCTAGCCACTTCCGCAGTTACCGCAGCAGACCAAGCACCATTACGCATAGCCCCTTCTCTTATATCTTTGAGGTCAGTAAGATGAGTACTCAAGTCAAGTTCTACTTTTTTGGCTGCTTTTTCTTGTAGTGCACCTATACGTTGTTTTACTAGTGGGTTTGAATCTGAGTCAAGTGTGTATCCAGCTCGTGCTGCATTTTTCTCGCTGTATCCCGCATCAATTGCTGCGTCTTTTTTAGACATGCCTTTAGCTACGTTCTGAGCGTACTTTTCTTGCTTTGGTGTTAATTTTTTCTTTGTTTTTGGCATAATATATCCTTTGTTGTGCCCTGTTTTTTACCATGAAGTCTTCTTCTTCTTTTCTTTTGTAATACTTTTCAGTTGCATAGGATGTTTTGTGATGTTTATCGTATTCTTCTTGAAAAATTATTAAACCATCAATAACTACCCTAGCTTCATGTTCACTTCTATCCTGTACGTATTTTTCATGGTTAGCTTCAGCTATAGCAAATATTTCTGGGTCTACACCGTAATCATCAATACTAAAACGATCGTTACCTCCTACAAAACTTTCATCTTTTTTAACGGAACTTTCACTTATCATGCCTCTTGGTCCACCAGCCCAATCTAAAGATGCATAAACAGCTTTGTATTCTTTGTTTTGTCTGTTGCTAGAAACTTTTTCATGACACTTTGTGCTACAGTATTTAGTTCTTTGTCCTGGTAAAGGGTTATCACAACCTGGAGCTATACAACGTAAATACGAAACCCGTTCGGTCATAATTTCACCTACTCCTCCATATTCTTAGTATCTTTTTACCTTCATGATTTATTATACTACGAGTGACCAGCACTCTGTCATTGCGTTTACCATACACACTAGCAGCACCACGGACTCTTTTTAATTCAGCAGGATCTTGAGTGTCTATGTCCATGTGATCTCCTATCCCTAATCTGTAAAAATGATACACCTGAAAAGCACTTTCAGCTCTGTCGGGTATTGGTATTTGGGTATTACTTTCCATTGACAAGTATATGTCCTCCTTTCCAGAAATAACCGTCAACCTCACTAGTGTGTGGTCTAGTGAAAACATATATAGTTTCTGGGTTGTATCTTTGGTCTACTAAATTACAGCACCCCTCAACTTCTTTTTCTTCAGCACAAAGTATTTCTTCTCTATTATCTAAAGACTCAGTGCCATAACTGACTACCCAATGTTTTTGATTTTTATCCATTTATTTACTCCTGATAAATAGTTTATAAATATAATACCTACTGAATATAAATTAGTAAAGTAAAATCTTATGTTAGTTTTAAAGGCTCGAGCCGTTTTGATTTATAAACTAAGGGTTTTATACCTTTTACTTTAATCAAAGGCTTAAAACGGCTCACATTACGCCTAAAATTAGGATCCTTTAGTTATATAGCCTAGCTTTATATCGTACTTTATATCATTAAGAGTCAGTACGCCTTTATCTAAAACTTTTTGAATGGTAGGTTTACCGTCATAGTTTTTGAGTCTGTCTTTATTCTTTTGACTCATAGGCATTTTATCAGTTCTAGTTAATATAAGACTAGTATCGTGTGGGTCACGACCACGGACAGTCTTACAATAATTGTTAGGTTTTGGTATATCTACCTTATGGTTTTTGTATAGGTTTTTCATATCATCCTCGGTGTAGGGTACTGCTTTTTTCATCAGTACTTTATATAAATCAACTTGTCCACACTTAGCTGTTTTAAACTTCTTTTTCTTACCTGTGTGAACCTCATACCAACGCTCAGCTTGGTGAATATGTAAAGGAGGAGCCATTTTTATAGGATCACCTATGTAAATACCACCACCTTTAATTTTATGCATCTCAGTCATAGGAAACTTCACTACCCGACTAGGATAGTCAGGTAGGAAGTAAACAAAATTAATTTCGTACGCTGGGTGCATATTATGCAGCGTTAGCGTAGTCAATAGCTTTAGTCATGGCTCTAGTTTTTAAACCAGCCCTAGCCCCAAACCAAGCATTATGCATTGCTGCGTCACGGTCGTGTCCCCATTTATGGTCAACTACAAAAGTAACTGCATTCATAGCACCCCACCAAGTACCAGCACTACTTTTTAAGTTGGCTCCTGGTTGTTGTTCAAGTGCTTCGTATACCTTACTAGGTGCACGCTGGAACTCATCAAGCATAGTAGCACGAGCCACGTACTTTTGTTCGTCCTTAGTGTTTTCTAGTATTTTTTGCTGTAACGCTAGTTTAGGTTGCATTAAGTCAGCTATATAAGAAACTACAGTATCTTTGGTGTATTTTCTACTACATAGATATTCTGCTGCTTCTTTATACTCTTTCATACGGTTACTTGCTAAACCTAGTGCTTCTTCAGCAGTGGTTATTAAATCACCGTCAAAAGCTTTAGTATGAGCCATTTTAAAATGTGGCTGAGTTTTATCAGCTAAAGCCATACTTAGTGTATTATTACAAACTACCCTAATAGGTGTGAATCTAATTTCATTAGACTTACCCCACTCATGACTCACAGACACAAGTAAATTACCTAATACTCTATCGTCTCCTGGTAGCGTAAAGCTTTCATCTACTTTAGCCATACCCCATATTTGACGACCGTCTTTTAATGACCCCGCAGTTTCCATAGTCATATTACCAGCGTCGGTAAACTTTTTAAAGAACGTAAAAGCGTCACGGTTTTGGGTTGGTATAAACTTTGGTCCACATGGTCCAAATACTTGGTTATCACTATCACGTACTAATAGTGAGTGGTTAGGTGCCATGATTAAGTCTTTAGACTTATCAGGGTCAGCGTTATCATATGTAAATATTTCACGCTTACTTACTGTCCAATCAAGTCCAGCTTGTACTAACATTTCGTCTGGTGTTAGGTTATTATCAACTTTAACACCTAGCCCATGCCAGGGAACTTCCCCTGCATAAGCCATAGTTTCAACGGCTGCTGCCATAATAGTACCTCCTTAAAGGTTGTTATGTTAGCCTGTATTAGCTAACTACCTTTATTAAACTATAAGTCACTAGTGATTAAAAGGATATTCAAAATGATCATTTACCAACGGTTGAAGAGTCGTATTTACCTTTTATAAGTCTAATGTTTTGAATATCTAACCATTCTCTTAACTGAGTAATTCTTTGTTTAGTGGTTAGTTCAGGTGTGTTATCTATTTCAGATTTTTTATCCATGTATGCTTTATAACCAGTGTAGTAATCTCCGTTACCTAATTGATTAAATCTTATTATCTGCCACACACGTGCTTTAGTAATCCCATATTTGATTCCTATTTCTTCTAGGGTCATGGCTTCTTTCCAGTAGTGTGAGTATATATTTGAATACATAGTATCTTTTTC